GTATAAAACGGCGATTAATCCAGCTAAGGCATATGAAATATATAAGGCAGGGAATAGTATGACTGGATTGTCTACATTAGTGAATAAATTTAAATTTAAATTTGCGTTATTAGAACATCAGAAAGAAGTGTCTACGTATATATTATAATATACTATATGATTTGTGAATGGAGTATATTATTAATATATATTACTATTTTTAAGAATAATATATTGAAATGTATTAAATTATATTTTATTCTATAATTACTATAATATAGAATAAATTATAATGGTTCCACAAACATTACAATTAAATAGAAGTCAAACAGCTAATATGTTTATTTATTTATTAGAATCTGATAATGTAGGAATAAAAATAGCGTTTGTATTAATTGTAATGGTAATGTTTATGATTATTTTTAGATTAAGTTTACTTATTATAGGATATATTTTTGAAGTTGATGGAGATCAATATGTATTCAAAGGTTTAAAAAATGCAAATAAAAAAGTGACTATAAGTCAAGATCCAAATTTACCAAACAATGTTATTATAAAACGTTCAAATAATGAATCGGAAGGTATTGAATTTACATGGTCAGTATGGTTATTTTTAAATAATACATATTTAGACGGATTAGATGAAGGTAATAAAAGATATTTACATGTATTTCATAAAGGTTCTATAAATAAAAATGAGGATGGTAGATTTTATCCAAATAATTGTCCGGGTGTATATTTAGATAGTATGACAAATAAAATGTATATTTATATGAATACATTCAATAATATAGAACAAAAATTTGAAATAGAAAATCTACCCACTAATAAATGGTTTCATCTCTCCATAGTTGTAGAACATGATGTTATAGATGTATATATAAATGGATTTGTTATGAAAAGGATATCAATGAAGGGTGTAAATGTTATAAAACAAAATTATGATAATATATATATAAATCATAATGGAGGGTTTAATGGTATGTTGTCTAACTTATTGTATTATGACCATGCGATAACTATATCAGAAATAAATTCAATTATAAAGAATGGTCCTAATCTAAAAATGGACGAAAAAATGATTAATAAGACATTCCCTAAATATCTCTCACAAAATTGGTTTTTAAATAATAAGTCATCATAATAGTAATAATATTGATAATGATAATGATAATGATAATAATATAAAAATACAATATATTTAATATTATTATTATTTAGATATAGATATGGTATATAGACAAAAGAAGTTAATATAAAATTGATTATATAAATATATAAATATATACTATATTATATAAAATAGTATGAATATAGATACACTATTGAATAAGTATATCGGTTTAGATAGTGATATACGTAAGAATAGTGAATTGGAAGTTCGTTTTAATACGAGTAATTCATCACATTTTAAAGTAAATAGAAATGAATACGAACAAGTATTGAAACGATTAAAATCAATCGGATATGTATTCACAGATTCATATCATATTTTAAAAATCATGGCTGATAAAAGTGATACTGATATAAATCAAAATATGAAAATGGAATTACATAATATAAATACAATACAAGCATTTTGTAAGGAAAAAGAAAATTTAAATATAGATCAGTATAAAAAATATATTCGATATAATTATAAAAATAAGAAAAATGTAAATGATTTAAATAATTTAATATATGTAAATAAAGATTTTGATTTTAATGTAACATTATCTACGGATATAGTTATAAATCATGAAGATTATGAAAATACTATTACAGATAAAGATAATACTAAAAATAATGTAATTCATTCTGAGATTAAAAAATGGACAGAACATTTTAAAAATAATCAAACAACAGGTAATGATGGTAAAATAAATTATGGTTCATTTTCAAATAAGAAATATAGGTATTTAAATAGAATAAGTGGAAGTCATTTATCTACATTAAAAAATGTTAAAATAGATATGAGTATAGTTGAAACATATCATGATAATAGTTTATTTGACAAGTCTACATTAAATAAAACACAAAGTGATAGAAATCAAACAAATACTATATCATATGAAATAGAGATTGAATATGTAAACAATGAAAGTAAAGACAAAATTAATTTATATCAAGAATCAAAATATATAAAATATGTTATTAATGCAATATTATGTGGAATTCAAAATACAAATTATCCTATATCATATGATAAAATAGAAGAAGTAAGAGATTCATATTTACGAATTGTATTAAATGAAAATGAATATAAAAAATATACAGATTTATTAAATAAAAATAAAACGACATATGGTAAATATAGAAGAAATATAAAATATACAAATTATTTTATAGGACCTTCGTCTGTTTCGTTGGAAAAAAAACATTTTGAAAATAACACAAATAATGATATAAATGATAATGTATTAGAACAGAATGTATCAGAAACAAAAAGGAATGTAATTAATGATAGAATATCAAATAATGTATCTATTTATAATTATTATACAATAACAGATAAAGCGGATGGATTACGTAAATTATTATTCATATATCATGTAAAAGATAAAAATCAGAAATATACAAATAGATATGAGTTATATTATATAACAACCTCATTAAGAATAGAATATACAGGAATAACATTAAATGTAAAAGACATTAATGTAAATTATCAAATAAAGGAACTTGGAAATACAATAATTGATGGTGAATATATAGAAATGGATAAAGAAAATAATAGAATAGATTTATATAAATCATTTGATATATATTTTGTAAATAATAAAGATATAAGACAACATAATTTCATAAAATTAAATGATACAATAGACAAAGATAAAAAAGGTAGATATGAGTTATTAAATGAAGTTATAAAATCAATAAATGAAGTAAAAATTCAGATAAAACCCTTTTATATGTTGTTTGTAGATGAAAACAATGATGTAAAAGATAGTGTAAAAAATCAACATATAAAAAAACAAGTCATAAAATTAGATTCAGAAATGAAGAATTTTGTATATAATACAGATGGTTTTATTTTCACACCTGCTTTTGAATCTATACCGGATACAATAAAATTTAAAAAAACATGGAATAAATCATTAAAATGGAAACCACCTGAATATAATACAATTGATTTTCTTGTTAGAGAAGCATCATCAAAAATACATTCTAAAATAATGAATAATTCAAATATATCATATAGACAGTATTATTTATATGTAGGTGGAAAAAATCATATGAACATGTCATCGTTTGAAAAAATAGCAAATATATCTAATCAAAATACAAGTTTATATTCAGAACAAAATAATAATTATACTAATATTCTATTTAAACCTGAAAATTATGCAACACCTGAATCACATATATATAATGGAATAATAGACGAAGATGGAAATATATATACAGAAGAGACACATGAAAGAATAGAAGATGATAGTATTATAGAATGTAGATATGATATGAATGGTGAAGATGGATTTAAATGGGTTCCAATACGTATAAGACATGATAAGACATATGAATATAGAATAAATAAATCTAATTTTGGAAACGATATTAAAACAGCAACAAACGTATGGAATACAATACATGAACCAATTAGTTTAAAATTATTAAAAGATCCTTCGAAGATATTGAAATCTTTAAATATAGAAACAGATAATGATTATAATCATTTATATTATAATCGTTCAAAAAATAAAATAATAAAAACAAATGAATTACGTAAATTTCATAATTTTGTAAAGAATATATTAATAAAAAAAGTAACAGATAATATTAGAAATAATTCACAAGATAAGAATAATATAAAATTACTGGATTTTGCGGTTGGTAAAGCAGGTGATTTAGAAAAATGGAAAAATAGTGGTATAAAATTTGTATTAGGTATAGATTTATATGAAGATAATATACATAATAAATATGATGGAGCATATAAAAGATATTTGGATAATATTATAAATAAAAAAAAGAGATATAATAATGATAATAAAATATTAGATTGTTTATTTGTTCAGGGAGATTCAAGTATTAAAATTTTATCCAATAATATAAATATATCAAACAAGGCAATAGATAATAAAATTTTAGAATATATATTACATGATACAAATAATGATCAACTATTAAGTCAAAATATGAATATAAATAATATAGATGATAAACTATTAAAATATGTATATGATAAATATAGTAAGTATAAGAATAGTAAATTTAATATTATATCAATACAATTTGCATTACATTATTTCTTTGAAACAAAGGAAAAATTGAATAATCTTTTAGATAATATTGATAATCATATTCAACTTGGAGGATATTTTATAGGAACAGGATACAATGGGGGAAGAATATATAATAAATTTAAAGAATTATCATCAAATGTATTATATAAACCAGAAAATAAAAAGGATGATGAAAATATATACTGGAAGATAGAAAAGGAATATGAAGAAACATCTGAATTGGATGATTTATTTATAAATAATAGAATAAATGGAAAATCTATGAATGAAAATAATGTAAAGAATATTGATAATTGTTTTGGTTTATCTATTCAAGTTTATCAGGATTCTATAAATCAAACATTAAAAGAGTATTTAATTCATTTCAAATATTTAGATGAAATAATGAAATCACGTGGATATAAAAAGGTATATATAGATAATTTAAATAGTTTAAATGGAGGAACATCATTAGAAACTAAAAATATACCAATAGAAGAACGTATAAATATTGAAAGTGAGATAAATTATAATTTTAAATATTTTAAAAATGAAATTATAAAAAATATGAATATAGATATAAAAAATGTGGATAAAGATTACCGATATATTATAAATGAAATACAAAATAAAAATAAAGATAAGAAAATGAATAAGTCATATTTAAATGAATTTTTAGATAATAGTAAAAAGGTTCAAGATATAAATATACAAAAAAATATTGACGATCAAGTAGAGATTTCTAATTATAATGACTTTTTCATATATAAAAAAATAAGAAATATATCGAATGATAATAATATAAATAATAATAATACACTTATTAGTGAAAAGAATATTATTAGTTCAGATGAAAAAGACAAACGTATAAATAATAAACTAGAACAAATACAAGATGCTGGAGAACGTTTAAATAAAAATAATTTATCTGAAATTTATAATGAGAAACGTTGGGAATCTTGTTTAAAATTTATAGAGAAAAAATCATCTTTCAATGCAACTCATTTTAAAACACATATTGAAGATATATTAAATACAAATACTAATACAAATACTAATACTAATATTAATATAAAAGATGTAGATATTTATAAATCGTATATACAAACTGAAAATTATAAAAAATCAATTGGAGATAATAGTATTAAAAGCAATAAAAAATATAAATCACATCCATTAATACAACAATTAATTAAATTAGAAAAAATAAGAACGAAAACAAAGAAAACAATTAAAATATCATCTACAATAAAGTCATATTTAGATTTTGGATGTGGTAATGGTGAACTTATAATGAATATAAAAGAACAATTAGATATAAAAAATATATATGGTGCGGATATAAAGAAATATAATGGAATAGAAGAAAATAAAATACAATTTTTGAATGTAAAGAATTTAATAGTTGATAAAATAAATAATACGGAAATAGATTTAACAGATTCGACAAAAATAAATGAATTAATAGATGAAATAATAAAGGGAATTGATAAAGAAACGAATAATACAAGATTTGATTTAATTACATTATATATGGTATTACATCATATATCAGATAAATATTTAAATATTATATTAAAAGTATTAACAGAATTATTATCAGAAAATGGACGTATTGTATTAAAAGAACATGATAGTCCATCCGTTGAATCTGATTCTGAATCAGATAATGATAAGGTATTATTTAAAAAAATAATAGATTCAGTCCATGATGTATATGATTATGCGATAGATAATAATGATTTACATTGGGATAATATAGATGATAAATTGGAATATGTTAGTGAATATAGATCTAGAAATGAATGGGAAAAAATGATGACTTCCAATAATTTATATAAGGTAGAAATAAATAATAGTAATAATATAGATAAAATAAATATTAATCCACAAAGAATATTTAATGATATATATGTAAAAATACCTAAATAGAATAGTAGAATATGAATAGATAAATGAAATTATATTATGAATTATTTAATACCACAATATATGCAACAATTTGATATCAATAATATAGATATAAAATATTATCAAGATAATCATGAAAATAATCATGAAACATATATTAATAAAACTTTTTTTATGTATTTAAAGAAATTAAAACATATTATTCATAAAAAACAAGATTTATGGAATACATATAAAATGTATATGAATACATATGAATATATACATACATCTTATTATGGAAAATTATATATAAGTAGATTGATACCGGTGTCAAGATCTTTTTATAAATTAGTGGAATTAAATCATATATATAACTTTTTAGATAATATACATGGAAAAAAATATGATAAAATACGTTCATTACATATAGCAGAGGGTCCAGGTGGATTTATTCAATCTATGAAATATTTAAGAAAAAAACAAAAATCGTATTATAATGGAAAAATAGATATAATACAGGATTTACATATAGGAATGACTTTGATTTCAAATGATACATCTGTTCCTACATGGAATAAATTAAAAGATATATATGATAATGATAAAACAATAGTTTTAGATAATGGACCTAATAATAATGGTGATTTATTTGATATAAAGAATTTTGAACATATGTATAAAAAATATGGTTCTAGTATGAATGTAATAACAGCTGATGGTGGATTTGATTTTTCTAGAAATTATGATAATCAAGAACAAAATATGTTAAAATTATTATATGTACAGATGTTATATGCGTTAGTATGTCAAAAGAAACATGGTGATTTTATTATGAAGGTTTTTGATATTTCTAATTATGCTACTTGTGAATTAATATATATATTAAATTCTTTTTATCACAAAATATATATAACAAAGCCAGTTACAAGTAGACCAGGAAATTCTGAAAAGTATATAGTATGTAAAAATTTTAAACATATAAATAATATTGGTAATTATTATAAGAATTTTCATAAATGTATTCGTGAAATTACATCTAATAAATTATATATAAAACGACTTTTAAAAATAGAATTACCATTACTATTTATAAAAACACTAGAAAATATAAATAGTATAATAGGACAACAACAAATTGAAAATATTAATGCAACCTTAATATTAATTGATAATGATATTAAAGTGAATGAAAATTTATTACAGATAAAAAAAAATAATATATATAAATGTATTCAATGGTGTAAAATATATGATATTCCAACATATCCTTTACATAAAATAAAAATACCTAATGTAAAAATTATTCATGATCATTATCAATATAATTTTAAGAATAATCGAACACATGATAATGATAATGATAATGATAATGATAATGATAATGATAATGATAATGATAATGATAATGAACTACATATTGAAATAAATACCAATATTGTATAGTGTATGAATTTAAAATAATATAATATAATAATAAGTATATTAGAGTGTATAAATTAATTTTTTTATGTATCACATTTATATTTATTATTTGATTTACTACAATTTACTGAATTTTTAGTATTATATTTTATATTACTTATTCGTTGACTACTTTGAACAGCTTGATTTGTAGCATATTTAGAATTAAGTGGTTTATCTACATAACATGATTTTCCGTTAATGTCATTTATTGTTTTTAATTTATTCATTTTATGTTGTAAATATTCATGTTTACTTGCAAAATATCTTTTAGTTGTTGGATTAGATGATGATATATAGTAATTATTATTTTTTGTTCTTGGTTTAATACATGGTGAAAGTATGGATTTAAATTTATTTGGTGGATTTTGTTCACTACATTGTATATTTTGATTTTTAATTCTATTTATTTTATCATATATTTGTGTAGATGGTGGTTTCATATTATATATAATTATATATATTTTATATATATTTTATATAATTATATATATTTTATATAATTTATATATTTTATATAATTTTATATACATTTTGTTTGAATGTATAATGTCTACAATAATTTTTACAATTTGTATGACAACCCGTATGATTATCAAAATAGTTTTTACTTTCAAGTTCTTTTAATAATATACAATTTCGTTTTTTTCTTATTCGTTCACTTTTTTCATAACCAAATGAATCTCTAACAAGTTGATCATATTTATCTTCAACATCTTCTGATATATTATCTATAAATGCATTTCTTAATTTTGGAGAATTTTCATCAATAGAATTTTCATAATCTGTAATTACACCTGCATCAGGATATAATGGTGGTTTTCTTTTAATAAGAAGATAAAATTCTTTATTATTATTGGCTGAATTGATTGAATGTTGATAGAGAGGACTTATATTATTACTGGATATCCCACTATATCCATAACATGATTTTTTATAATAATTGGTAAATGTTTTATTACATTTATGTATATTATTACATTTGGATATATTTTTTGGTTTTATTTCTGCGTGTTTTAAATAATGTAATTTAGATGTACCCATTTTATATTTTGTAGAGACCATTGTATGTTATAGTATTAATTTATATTACAATTATAAAATAAATTATACATAGAATATAATATACGATGTATTTAATTTTAATAATAGGATGTATTACTTTTTTTTTTATTCACACATTATATTTATTTATAAAAGAATTATATAATACCGAATATAAACATAATAATATAAATAACGTTGTAGAAAATTATACAAATAATATATTTAAACCATCAAGTATAGAAAAATCAATAAATCAAATTGATGCTGAAAAAACATATAATCGTGATTTTATACATTATCTAAAATGTATGAAAACAGAAGAAAATAATTTGTCAAAAAAAAAATAATTATATTAATTAACATACTATTTATAGAAATGAATACATGTGGGTCAAATTCATCATATAATAGTTTTAAATTAGGTGTATTAACTATATTATTATTAATTATTATTTATTTATTTTATTATCATATAAATATGTGATTATATATTCATATGTGATTATATATTCATATGTGATTATATATTCATATGTGATTATAAATTAATATGTAATTATAGTATAATATAATATAATATAATATAATATGTCTACTGGAATAGTATCTTCACAATATGATTATTTATCAAATATTAAAAATCCAGGGCAAATGAATATACATAAACAACCTACAAGTGATTCTCCAGGAGAATGGAAAAAACAAGTATCTGATAATATAGCAGGTATGATGAATTATACAAATTATTTGTTTGATGGATATGGGGATTATGAATTAGGTGGTAAAGAGATATTAAAAACAACTGAAGAATGTAGAGAAGTATATGATGTAAATAATAAAAAAATTACAGATACATTTAATGATAAACTTCCTTATAGAGATATATATATAGATAGTGTTCCAAAAGATGATGGAGTTTTAAAAAAAGGATTATTAGCAGGTATCAAACAACAAATACAAGGAATTGTTCCAGTAAATGAAATGAAACGAATGATTAGCGAATCAGGTAAATTAGAATGTTACGAAATTAATGATTTATTAATAAAACTAAATAATAATCCTAAAAGTGGTTCAAAATATAATACTGGATATTTAATTAAAACTGATATATGTGATTTAGATCAAATGAATGTTAGAAATAAGGAAAACTTAAATAATTTAAAAGGACAGATATGTAAAGAAGAATTTTCAAATATTAATCAATCTATAAATCCTATATTAACTAATAATAAGAATAATAATAATAATTCAGATATTCTTATTAAAACATATATTACTATATTTTCTATTATATCTATATATATGATATTACGCTGTATTCATAAATAAAATATAATAATTAAATCATTTATTATATTTTATATAATTATCTTTTTTTAGATATTTTGAATAATTCAAGAGCAATTAGACCACCTGCAAGTTGACTAACAACATATGGTAATACTTCATATTTTGGGAATTGTCCTTTTAAAGCACAAATAACAGTTACAACAGGATTGAAATGTGATCCAGATACTTTTGCTCCTAAATAAACAGCTATAATCAATGAAAGACCTATTGGGACAGGATGACCTGTTGCTAATATAGTATATATTAATAATAATGTACCAAGACATTCAGTTAAATATGAAAAAAAATTATATTTCATCTTATTTTTTCTATTATATTATACATTAATATTTTAATTGTAAATTGAAAATGGTTATTATATTATTCGGTTATAATACGTGGAATAACATTCATAGTTACTAATTCTTGGAATAATAATTTACATGAATACGGTATATCTACTTTTGTAAAATTAGAACGATTTTCACAATATTTACAAATATGTATATCATCGTTAAAACATGCGTTCATTCCACAATCTTTACATATATGTAACGAATATTTATCGGATACATCGTACATTCTCTCTTTTGTAAATCGTGTAGCTCCATGTGATATCATACAATCTCGTTCCATCTCTCCAAATCTTAATCCGCCATCTCTTGCTCTACCTTCAGCGGGTTGTCTTGTTAATACTACTTTTGGACCATCGTTTCTACTATGTACTTTATCATTTACCATATGTTTTAATCTTTGATAAAATGTAGGTCCTATAAATATTTTACTTTCTAATTTTTCACCAGTCATACCATTATACATAACTTCATTACCATAACTATCATATCCTAAATCTTTTAATTGGGAACATAAGGTTTGAACAGGATATTCATTAAAACTTGTTCCATCACCATATAATCCTAATTCTAATAATACTCGTCCCATTAATGTTTCTTTTAATTGAGCTATAGTCATTCTTGATGGTATAGCATGTGGATTAATAATGATATCTGGTTTAATACCATCCTTTGTAAATGGCATATCTTCTTCTGGTAATATGATTCCAATAGTTCCTTTTTGACCACTTCTTGAACTAAATTTATCTCCTATAACAGGTTTTCTAAACATTCTTGTTCTCACTTTACAAAATGTATAACCTTCACCATTTTTATCTACATAATTACGATCTATATATGTATTTTCAAATGTCCTATATGTTTTACTCATATCTTGATATTTAATTAATTTTCTATTATCATTCTTATTTTCTTTAATAGGAACTACTTTACCCATTATTACATCATTTTTACCTAATAATGTATTCTCATCCAATAATCCCTTTGAATTTAATTTTGAATAATCTGCAAATTTCATACCCTTTGTCTTTGATTTATCTGGATAACATCTAACCTCCTCATCACCATAATTCTTTTTATCTTCATCTTTTTCAGTATGATATATAGTTGCTGCGAATAAACCTCTATCTATTGACCCTTTATTCATTATTAATGAATCTTCTTGATTATATCCTGTATACGAGGCGATCGCTACTATTACCATCTCTCCAGAAGGTAAATTATTCAAATTAATAATATTCATTATTCTTGTATCCACTAATGGACGCATCGGATATGTTAATATATATGCCGTTTTATCCATTCTATATTCATAATTTGTCATATATATTCCCATTGCTTGTTTACCCATTGCACACTGATAAGTATTTCTTGGTGACTGATTATGTTCTGGAAATGGAATACATGATGCTAATATACCGAAAATAGTACTTGGATGTATTTCACAATGTGTATAATTATAAAAACAATTATTGGATTGATTTATCAGATTTCGTGGTCTCATAGCCAACATATTAAAACTTTGTTCTTCTGGATCAATATATTCTAATACAGAATGTTCAATATTATGATTTGTAAATAAATCATCCCAGTTAATTTTATTTTCTTTCATTTGTTGAATAATATTTCCATTTAATAATAACTTATTATCTTTAACCTTTAAAAGTGGTCGTGTCATTCTACCTGCATCATTACATACTCTTATTTCTGAATTAATTATATCAAATACAATACTTGTATATATATTAATTGTTCCATTATATTTTAATTCTTTTAAATATGTATATAATGTATATGCATCATTTGATACACCAATCCAACTTCCATTTATAAACACTTTTACATATTTATAAATTTCATCAATATCAACATCTTTTAATAATTTCACATGTGGATAAATAATCTCATATAACGATGTGCTTTCCGTTGGAATTGTAATATGACACATATAACTTATATTTTTTACTATACCTACCGAACCTCCTTCTGGAGTTTCCGCTGGACATATATATCCCCATGTTGTACTATGTAATTTTCTAGGTGGAACTAATTTACCAGTCTTATCTATTGGTGTATTTATTCTACGTAAATGACTTAAACTAGATATATATGTTAGTCTATTTAATACTTGTGCTACACCTACTTTATTACTATTTGGACTTTTAACTGCAAAATCTCCTGTCGACAACGCACGTTTAATACCACTTTCAATAGTAGATGATTTTACAAATTTAGATATATTTCTTTCATTAATTATTTTCATATAATCATCTCTTGATCTCCATGAACCACCGTTTATTTCTTTAATTACTTCTTTTTGCATATCCTTTACTAATTTATTGAAATAATTACGAAATAAATTATTTAATAATGTTCCTACTAAATCAATACGTTTATTCAAATAACTATCTCTATCATCAGGTTTTGATAATCCCAGTTTACATGCAATTAATTTATAAGTCATATATCCCATAAAATATATTTTTTCTTCTTCTGTTTT